GTTATAGAGGTAAAATTATCCAATAATAAAATATCACCTTTGTTTGCATTGTGTGCTGATGCAAAAGTTAATGTTACAGTTGCTGATCCATTAGTTGTAGAAAATGCACTAGTTAAAGTTGTTGTAGATTTAATTGGATGTATATCATAAAAAATACCACCAGAATAAGCATACAATATTCTATTAGTACCAAGCACTGCATATTTAATACCTGATGTATTTACAAAATGGTGAATAGCTGTATTACGACCTGTAATGTCAACTGAACCTAATTGAGCCCAACCCCCTATTTTTTCTGGTAAACCATATCTAAATCTAACATTGTCACCATTAACCCATTGGCCTTCACCTTCGGTTGAGGTAACTTGTTTATTAAATCCAGGTGCAAATTTAACTTTTTGTAACATATAAAAAAATCCTTAATAATAAGGCAGGAGAATATGTGGTGGAATCTCCCGCCATATTATTATATTTCTTTAGCTGTTTTAGAAGATGACTTGTTATAATGTAGAAATACTTGTCCACAATCTTTACCAGTAAACTCTTCTCTCCAATGTTCAAGATCACAGCCAGAGTATATAAGCATATCACCAGGGTTAAGATCAACTTTAATTCCAGCTTGACCTTGTTTACCTGTTGGGTCTAAATAAATTGACCATGGGTCACCACCTAGATTTAATGTTGTTGATATTTCACATGAATATCTATCTTTGTGTCTAATTAATACATCGCCTTTTTTATAAATTCGTGCGTAAGAATATGTAGGACTTAATTTTAAATTTGTGTGTTTTTCCATAACAGGTTTAACTTGTTCTAATAAAGTCTCCATTGCAATATCAGAATAATGTGAATATGTGTTAGGGACTTGTTCATCATTCCATACACCAAAATATTCTGTAAAGGGTGAAATATATTTTTGATTAAATAAAAAATCTGCAACTTTTCTTTTGTTTAAAAAATAATTATATACGAAAGAAGCTATCTCTGGTGAAATTGCATTTTTTAAAACAGAGTATTTATTTTTTTGAAACGTTGATTTTTTTAATGACATTTTTTCCTTTCAATTGCATTTTAGATTTTATAAAATTATCGATAAAATTTGGTTTAGTTTTTAATGGACTAGTTTCTAATATAGTATTAATAATAGCTTTTTTCATATCTTTATTTTGTTTAGACATTTAAAATTCCTTTTGGAAAAGCTTGGCAATTCCAATGTATAAATCTAAATGGTTCATAACCCATATCAACAACATATTGATGTGGCATATATGATGGAAAAAATATCATACTTCCTGGTTTAACTTTATAATGTATAGCTGAACTAGCATAAGTTACTTTTGATTTATCTGCTTCTGGTAAAAGATTCATTACATTACCTGCACGAGGATCTTCGAATAAAGGCATAGATGTTTTTTCACTAGCTTTTAAAAAATAAAAACCAGAAATATGGCCATTCCAATGTGTATGTAAAGCATGATGTCCTCCACCTTTTTTAGCAAATTCTTGTACCCACATTTCTGTAGTAAATACTTGGTGATTTGTTAAATCAAAACCCATTTCTATTAATAAATTATGAGCAGTTGCTCCAACATATTCTTGTATTTCTTTAAAATTTTTATCTCCTATTAAAGTTGTTGAATGAAATACATGACCCATGTCTCCTTTATTACCAAACTCTTTATTTCTTTTATCAATTGCTGGTTTTAAAGTTTTTTTAGACTTTTCAATATATTTATCAGATGCATTGTTTAATTTTTTTTCAAACTTTGGTGCATCAGCAAACCAAATAGGACATTTAAAATAGTCTTCCCTAGCTAATTGAGTAGGGTAAGTTGTTGTTTTTATTTTTTTCTTTTTCATATTTCTCCTATTTATATGGCCATCCTAAATTCCAAATAACCAAACTGTTTCGTTCACCACTTTTAACTGGACATACTCTATGCCATACAAAAGAAGGAAACACAACCAATGATCCTTTAGGTAGTATTTCTGTACATTTTTTAATGTTAGGTTTTTTATCTGGATCTATGTTTCTAAAATCAAATTCTAGTTCTCCACCTTTATAATCTTTTGGATTGGATAGTGAAACTGTTACTGACAGTTTTCTAATTTTACCATGTGATGGATCTCCTTGTCGTCTTTGATATGGTTTATCCCAACTATCACAATGCCAATCATAAAATTGTCCTTTTTTATATTTTGTAAATTGACAAGATTCAGAATGATCCCATTGAACATTCCAATCCGCACTTTTATTTGCTAACCTTACATAAGGTTGTATTTCACTATATACCCAACGATCATTTATCCAAACAACATCTGAATTTCTTTTTTCTTGTAAATTTTTAATTTCTTTTTTATTTAAATTTTCTTTACCGTATCCACCAGTAACAGCCATTTCATCTTGCAATTGTTTTCCATAACGAACAATGTCATCGCAAATACGTTCAGGAATCGCTGATTTAAAATACCAATAATAATTTGTTAAATTCATATTCTTTCTTTTACCACCATAGAAACACTATATATATATTTAAAGAACTGTCAATGTACCAGAAACATCAAAGGTAGCTACTTTCACTCCAGGGCCTGGTATCGTTGAAACAGTATTGCAACCAGGAGCTGCAGATATAACAGCATCTGAAGGAAAAGATAATATAACAATTCCTGATCCACCATTAGTTTTACCAGAAGCAGTACCTCCGCCACCACCTCCGCCACCACCAAGATTTACAGTTCCATTTACACCTTGGGCAGATTGTCCTGCTCCAGCTCCACCACCGCCTGCTCCTCCAGCACCACCAGATCCACCATCAGGACCTCTTTTAGCACCACCACCACCTCCAGCGTATGTAACATCACTTCCGTTTATTGAATTTGGTTTACCTGCTCCACCAGCTCCAGCAGTATCAGCTCCAGCAGCATTTGCTCCACCACCCGCACCACTATCAGCGTTAGGGTTACAACCTCCACCAGAACCAGCACCACCACCATTACCTTGAGGTCCACCTATTCCAGCAGCTTTAGGAGGAGTATTTCCTGATCCACCACCTGGACCTTGAGCACCACTTCCACCACCTGATCCACCATTAGCACCGACTGCACCAATAGGTCCACCTCCACCACCTCCAGTAGCAGTTATAGCACCACAACTATCATAATTTATAGTTGTATCTACTCCATTTCCATTAGTTGCAGCCACTCCAGGGCCTGCTCCAGTTCCACCTCCACCTATAGTTATTGTATGATCACCTGATGAAAAATTTACAGTTGCAGCACAGCTATTACAAAATGAAGTTAAATATCCACCAGCTCCACCGCCACCTGCTGCATCTCCAGATGATCCAGTTCCACCTCCACCACCACCAGCTACTATTAAAAAGTTTCCAGCTAAAGTTTGTTCAAATTTAGGCCATGCAGAAACACCACATTTTCCTGATGTTAAAGCAGCCATGTGTGTTCTTAAATTCCATACACCACTTGCTTTACTTAATTCTTTTATTACGGCAATTCCTGATCCACCATTACCACCAACAGCATTTTGTGCACCACCACCACCACCTCCAAGATTTGTTGTACCAGCTACACCAGCACCTTGTTGACCAGCACCTCTGCCACCACCTCCAGCACCACCTGCACCACCATTACCAGCAACACAATCAGGATCAGAACCTCCACCACCACCAGCGTAAGTTACTGCACATCCTGTAATACTATTTGATGTTCCAGCTCCACCAGTTCCAAGTCCATCAGCAATACCAGTAACACCAACAGCAGAAGAACCACCTCCACCTCCACCACCAACAAAACCTACTCCACCAGCACTTCCTTGACTACCAGTACCACCAGCAGAACCAGTACCACCACCAGCACCACCGCCACCACCTCCAGAACCACCATCAATACCAGCATCACCTTCATGACCACCACCTCCACCACCACTAGCAGTAAGTCCTGCTGCAGTAGAATTTACGCCACTAGTACCATTTCCATTAATAGGTGCACCAGCACCACCGCCGCCAATAACTATTGAAACAGGTCCACAAACAACAGCTTCAGTGCAAACATAACCACCTGCACCTCCACCAGCACCATGAGTACGACCGCCTCCACCACCTCCAGCAACAAGTAAAGTTTGTATAACTCTAGTTCCTGCTTGTATTGTTAAAGTTGAACTTCCTGAGGTTTTAGATGTAACCGTGCACTTCCCGAAAGAAGATAAATTTCTTTTTCCAATTATTCCGCCGTTTGTTCTAGCCATAAGGTACCCCTACACGGATACCCATTGAGTATTATCCGCGTCCCATCTGTAATTTGAATCGTCTGAACGTTTAGTTCCTAACCACCTTAAATTATCTTCATCCCAAGAAATTCTATATGCTGATTGATCACCAGCAGGATATGTAACTGGCGCTTGCCAGTCGTCACTTGAATCAAGTGCCCAAGAATCGTAAGGTTGAGGTAATAAAAATTTATTTTTTGAGGCATTATAAACATAACCCATGCCTGCATATTGTTTTCTAAAATTGTTATTGTAAGAAGTTTGTTTCCATGTTCCACCACCAAAAAAATTTACACACCATGCTTCACCATCAGCGTGTTCATCTGAAGTTACACAATCATTACCTACAACTACTACTCTTTTTACAACTAAATGTGTATCAGATGTAAAACCTGTTGGATCTGTTTTTGATTCTAATTCTGCAAAATGTGCCATTTTATATCTCCTTATTATTGTATACTAAATTTTATCTAGTTTGTCCATGTTCCTGCTTTAACATTATCATAAACTTCATTAAGATTCCATACACCAGGTACTGATTCTACAGCTGCTTCTTTTACAACAACAATTCCAGAACCACCTGCGGCTCCTGGGTTTTGACCACAACCTCCACCACCGCCACCTCCACCAAGATTTGTTGTACCTGCACCTACTGTTCCTGGACCAGCGTCTCCACCACCACCAGCACCACCAGCACCACCAGAACCTGATTGACTACCTCCTCCGCCACCTCCAGCGTAAGTTACATCACTACCTGTAATTGTGTTAGGTGATCCTGCTCCTCCATTTCCAAGTTGAGATGTAGTTGCAGTTGTACCTACAGCACTAGCTCCACCACC